TCAGGACACTTTAACTGTTCAGGGATTTACAAATCTTCAGAATAATGTGACCATTCAAGATGCTCTGAATGTTCAGGGAACAAGTAATCTCCAGGGTCCCACAACTCTTCAGGACACTTTAACTGTTTACAGATCATCTTCACTTCAGGGAACTACATTGCAGAATTTGCATGTGAATGAAACTAGTATTCTTCAAGGTGCAACTATATATAATACACTATCTATACCCGTTATACCCGTTACAGGAGATAATAAGGTAGCTAAAATATATATTGAATCTACTGGTGACCCCGATTGTCATGCTGTTTTGAAGTTCTGTTATGGTAATGAAACATTTACAATAACACCGGATTTACCCGAAGAGTGTTGTTATTACTATGATCACAATAATAATTCTTAGTATACCTTAAGAGTATTAATTTTACTCATTCATTAGTTTTGTATTCTTTAATATAGTAACCTCAAACTCAAAATAATTATCTCTACCATTTGTTGTATAAAAATTATTCTCACTATCTTCATATAATTGTATTGTGAGTTTATTTAATTTTATAGGATAAAAATAATTTTGAGTGAAATATTCATTAAAAGGTGTTTCATAATAATTTAAACTCCCAGTTTCTGTCATTAGAGGTATACGATCAATAACAGGTTGTCCGACTGAGTTTAATTTGCATGCTATATGTGGTATTTCTGGTATAACTAAATCTACATAATGTGTAGATTTATCAATTGGATTGCTGGATATGATTGATCTACTATTCTTAGGTCCTATTTGATTTTTTTCATCGAGGTTGAATCCAAATAATCTATGTAAATTGTTACTTTCAAAAGTTAATAAGTAAGATTTGTTTGGTCCTTTGAGTTTTAGAGTATAGTCATTCTTATTATTTATTTTTATACTGTATCCAGTAGTAAAATGTTTCAATGCGTGGTTGATCATTGATGCTAATTCGGCGAATATATAATTTCCAGGAACTAATGTAATCTTTGTGTCATTTATTTTGAAAGTATTCATTCCTTCTTTAACATGATAAAGACAAACAGGTATAACACATTTAACCAGTCTAAACCCTATAATATTTTTGAACTCTTCGGGATATTTTCCATTAGAACCAAAGACTATGGTATAATTGTTTGTATCAGGCTTCACCCCCACACCACCACCGGAGTTTGTATCAATTAATATCTTTCTTGTTTCTATGTCTTTGGTAAAAAGGTGATTTCTAATATTAAGATAATTACTATTAATTTTCCTCTCATTGTTGAAATAAACTAAAGATTCTGAGGAGCGTTTAATTTCTTTCATAAAATCTTTCATAAAATCTTTCATAATTATATTTATCTTTGATAGATCATTGTTATTACTTTTTTCATGAATATCTATTAATTTATTAATTTGAGTATTTTTATCTTTAAAATTTTCTTTGATTTTAGTAACTTCTTCGGTTATATTGTGCGTATTAGACATATTATATCTGTAAATCACTACCAAAATCAGGGTTATTAATACACTGGACGATACAGGAATAGAATAATCTCTTAAAGTTTCTATTGTTTTATTCATTTAATATTATGTTTTATAGTTATATAATAAATTAATAATAATGCCCGTATATAGTGGTCGAAGTTCAAATAAAACTGCATTATCAAGAGATAGAAGTATAGGACTTCAAGGTCTTCAAGGATTACAAGGTCTTCAAGGATTACAAGGAGTCCAAGGATTACAAGGAGTCCAAGGATTACAGGGTATCCAAGGATTACAAGGTATCCAAGGATTACAGGGCATCCAAGGATTACAGGGCATTCAGGGATTACAAGGTCTTCAAGGTCTTCAAGGATTACAAGGTCTTCAAGGATTACAAGGAGTCCAAGGATTACAAGGAGTCCAAGGATTACAGGGTATCCAAGGATTACAAGGTATCCAAGGATTACAAGGTCTTCAAGGATTACAAGGATTACAAGGATTACAAGGTCTTCAAGGATTACAAGGTCTCCAAGGATTACAGGGCTTACAGGGATTACAAGGATTACAGGGCATTCAGGGATTACAAGGATTACAGGGTCTTCAGGGCATACAGGGTCTTCAGGGCATACAGGGTCTCCAAGGATTACAGGGCTTACAGGGATTACAAGGATTACAGGGCATTCAGGGCATACAGGGATTACAGGGAGTCCAAGGATTACAGGGGATTCAGGGACTCCAAGGATTACAGGGGATTCAGGGCATACAAGGATTACAGGGCATTCAGGGATTACAAGGTCTTCAAGGATTACAAGGTATCCAAGGATTACAAGGTATCCAAGGATTACAAGGATTACAGGGCATACAAGGATTACAGGGCATACAAGGTCTTCAAGGAATACAAGGATTACAGGGTCTTCAGGGCATACAAGGTCTCCAAGGTCTTCAGGGAATCCAAGGAACTCAAGGAACTCAAGGATTACAGGGTGAACAGGGAATACAAGGGTTACAGGGCATACAAGGAATACAGGGCATACAAGGCACACAAGGAGTCCAAGGTATACAAGGTCTCCAAGGATTACAGGGGATTCAGGGCATACAAGGATTACAGGGCATTCAGGGATTACAGGGGATTCAGGGCATACAAGGATTACAGGGCATTCAGGGATTACAGGGCGAACAGGGAATCCAAGGAACTCAAGGATTACAAGGTGAACAGGGAATCCAAGGAACTCAAGGTATTCAGGGAGGACAGGGAATCCAAGGAACTCAAGGATTACAAGGTGAACAGGGAATCCAAGGAACTCAAGGAACTCAAGGACTCCAAGGGATACAAGGTGAAAGAGGAATCCAAGGAACTCAAGGAACTCAAGGATTACAGGGCATACAGGGAATCCAAGGGTTACAGGGCATACAAGGAATACAGGGCATACAGGGTCTCCAAGGAATACAAGGAATTCAAGGTCTTCAGGGCATACAGGGAATCCAAGGAACTCAAGGAACTCAAGGATTACAGGGCGAACAGGGAATCCAAGGAACTCAAGGATTACAAGGTGAACAGGGAATCCAAGGAACTCAAGGGACTCAAGGACTCCAAGGGATACAAGGTGAAAGAGGAATCCAAGGAACTCAAGGAACTCAAGGATTACAGGGCGAACAGGGAATCCAAGGAACTCAAGGAACTCAAGGATTACAGGGTGAACAGGGAATACAAGGGTTACAGGGCATACAAGGAATACAGGGCATACAGGGTCTCCAAGGAATACAAGGATTTCAAGGTCTTCAGGGCATACAGGGTCTCCAAGGAATACAAGGAATTCAAGGTCTTCAGGGCATACAGGGAATCCAAGGAACTCAGGGATTACAAGGTGAAAGAGGAATCCAAGGAACTCAAGGAACTCAAGGATTACAGGGAATCCAAGGAACTCAAGGAACTCAAGGATTACAGGGTGAACAGGGAATACAAGGGTTACAGGGCATACAAGGAATACAGGGCATACAGGGTCTCCAAGGTCTTCAAGGAGTCCAGGGACTTCAAGGATTACAGGGGATCCAAGGGATTAAAGGTGATACAGGTTCTGATGGAAAAGATGGAACTCAGGGTATACAGGGTCTTCAAGGATTACAGGGCATACAAGGATTACAAGGATTGCAAGGGATACAAGGATTACAAGGTCTTCAAGGAGTCCAAGGGATACAAGGACTCCAGGGACTTCAAGGATTACAGGGCATACAAGGATTACAAGGATTGCAAGGGATACAAGGATTGCAAGGGATACAAGGAGTCCAAGGCATCCAAGGATTACAGGGTCTTCAAGGATTACAGGGTCTTCAAGGATTACAAGGTCTTCAAGGAGTCCAAGGGATACAAGGACCCCAGGGACTTCAAGGATTACAGGGGATCCAAGGGATTAAAGGTGATACAGGTTCTGATGGAAAAGATGGAACTCAGGGTATACAGGGTCTTCAAGGATTACAGGGATTACAGGGTCTTCAAGGAATACAGGGCATACAAGGAATACAGGGCATACAAGGATTACAGGGCATACAAGGATTACAGGGCATACAAGGATTACAAGGGATTCAAGGGATACAGGGTCTTCAAGGATTACAAGGATTACAGGGGATACAAGGAGATCAAGGTGATAAAGGGGATACAGGGGGGAAAGGAGATCAAGGTGATCAGGGGATTTCGGGGATACAAGGACTCCAGGGCTTACAAGGGATACAAGGAGTCCAAGGTTTACAGGGATTGCAAGGGATAAAGGGTGCTTATGATTCTACATCTCAATCAGTTATTTACAGTTTAGCTGTAGGAGAGGGTATATCTGCACCAACAACACAGGGGGTTATAGCAGCTACAAATGATATTATAGCTTATCATTCATCGGATAAAAGATTAAAAAAAAATATAAAAAAAATAAAAGACCCCATTGAGAAGCTAAAGAAAATAAGTGGGTATATGTTTGAATGGATAGAGAATGGACAAATACACCCTTATACGGGTAAAGATATAGGTGTAATAGCACAAGAAATAAATAGTATTATTCCAGAAATAACAACTCTAAGAAATAATGGTTTCTTAGCAGTTAAATATGAAAAAATTGTTCCATTATTAATTGAATGTATTAAAGAAAATTCAAATGATATCGATAAATTAAAAGAAAAAATAAAAGATATATAATATGGCGGGCGTGGATCAATCAAGTATTAGTTTTAGTAGTTTAAAAGCATCTTATGTGGCGGGTGGTGGCAATGATGCTTCTGGTAATAGTAGTTTAAGTGATGGAAAAACAAATACATCAATAAGTTTATCTGATTTTAGAAATGCGGGATTTACAAATGGTACTAGTGTACCAAGTGGAAGTGATGAAATATCTATTAATGATGATTTTAAAGGTAAAACATTCGGTTCATCATCAATAATATATGGAACCGGTAGTTTCAGAGTATATGATAATTGGTCGGCATATCCCACAAAACTTAAAGGGACAAGTGGTTCTTCAACATTTACAGGGTCAACCACAGCGAATAAGAGAATTAAATTATATAGTGGTCAAAGTGGCTCGTATCCTTATTCAATAATATTATTGACACCGAATGCTACGAATAGTTCAACTTCCCCCGGACTTATAGTCGATAGGACTAATGCGGATGCTGTAGACGAAGCAACTGTTTGGTTTAGAGTTGTATCGCATAATATGTATTCTCAAGTCCAAATGGGTATTGTGGCAAAGGATATGACTGTGAATAATTGGACAAATCAGAAAGGGGATTTACACAATAAACACGCTACCTTTTGTGATAGATTGTGTTTCCATGGTTTTGGTTACCATAATTATGCCGGATCAAGGGACGATATAACAAGTGGCAGTACTATTGTTAGTCCTCAATATAAGACGGGAAAATATGGTTCTAGTTTAACAACAAATTTCCACAATAGAACAGGGGCAACCGCGGGGACAATGAGATCCGGTAATGCTGTATCAGCACCACCAGGAGGATTCAATATGTATTTTTTCAAAAATTCATATGCAAATTATAGTGGTTACCGTAGTAATACGTTGAACCCCAATCATGGTATTAAAATTAAATGGTATGAAACTACATTACAAGTTAAATTGGTTTCTGGTAGCAGTAATATTGTTCCAGTTTCGGGTAATTGGTCTGCGAGTGATTTAACAGGTATATTTTCAGGTATGTATGTTTCTGGAACGGGAATACCAACAGGGGATGGTGCTTTTATAGGAGATATACATACTAATTATATGGTATTATATAAGGGAAAAGGAACAACCTCACTTGAAAAACTAGATGTATCATCGTCATTGGATCTATCTAATATAACCCTTACAATCAGTGGGTATTTATACTGGACACTAACTACGGGATCTGATTCCTCTAATTCGAATACAAATTATACAAATGCTAAGATATTTGGACCACCCCATACTGTTTTGCCAAAATATCAAGCAGCTAGTAGCGGGAGTACAACTTCTGTTGAGATTAAAGAGTGGGCATTTTGCATAGGAGACACTACATCAGGGACGAGTAACTACTTTGATTACGATTTAAGGGATACAGACCCAGGTGGGACAGCATTTTCTTATTCAGTTACTTATGGAACCGGAACTGTTCCTTCTTCTACCCAGGCTACATATAGTTGGAAATACTATGCATATGGAGCAGATATAGGAACAACATATTTGTATTGGTATAGCGGGACAACTCTTAATTTATTGAGGAGTATAGTTGGACAACAACATACTTCATCGGGTAAAACGTGGAATTCTTATACAGAAGATTTATCATCTTATTCGGGTCAAACGGGTTATATAGTGTATGCTTATAAAACAGGTAGTTCTTGGATGAATGATCCACAGTTTGATGAAATGTCTATAGAGATAGCAGGTTCTCAAACTGATTTAGCACCAGGTTTGGGTTTGTGGTCAAGAAATACAAGTGATACACCATCATTATCATATCCATCATCAAATTGGAGTAATATATCTCTGCCATCAACGAGCACATCAAAAAAATGGAACTTAGATGCGGGAGGTACACCCTCATCTTCGACTGGAACAACCGTAGATGCTTCTGGATCATCAACAGGTAAATATTTATATTTTGAGGGTAGTTCTCCTAATTTTAATACATCCAATTCATCCAATAAATACTATTGGTTTCGATCTAAAAATCAATTTACCCTGGGTGATGCGGGCGATTAATAATTTGTAAACTAATAATATAATGACTTGTAATTGTATAAATTGTGATTGTAATAATCAGTTATGTAAATACAAATGTGAAACATCTGGATATAATATATATACTGAAACAGATGATTTTATAAAAAAAGAATATGTTTGTGATATAGATGCTTCAGATATAGAAATAAATGATACTTCATATATCGAATATTGTCAGATGTGTAATGTAATTGTAGAGTATCCCAATTCATATGATAATAAAACACATGTTTTCAAAAACAATGAGAAAAATATGTATTATTATGAAAACTTTTTAAAAAGAAATATAATTCATAATTTTTTGGATATTCAATGTGAAAATTGTTCGCGATCCATGAATAATGGTATTTTTACGATTGAAGTGGTAGAAGAATCACACGATAATTTGAATAATTTATCTATGCCGAATGATTTCATAAAAAATATAATGGTATATGATAACAGTAACAATTTGATATATTCAATAGAACCATCAGATTATAATGAATATAAAGAATTAATTGAATTTAATACAGATGTTAGTAAAAATCTATTGTATTGTTCTAATTGTAATCATATCATATTGAATAATCTTAAAAAAATAGAAAGGTTCGCTTAAAAATAGAAATTATCTTATCATTATAAAATATATGTTCGAGAATTTATCTAAACTTGTTATCAATAAATATAATGGTGAGATTTTCCCTCTGTATTTTAAAGATGATAAAACGTGTGGAACTGGATTGTGTAATACTTCCATCTTTGTAGATGATAAAATAAGATTAAATATACGTCATGTAGAGTATAGTTTATGGCACAGTGAAAGTGGTAAATATCAGAGTAGAGAACAGGGTTCAATATCTTACTATCACAGAGAGGATAAAAATGAATTGAAGACCAATAATTATTACTGTGAACTTGATCCAGAAACATTTAAGATTACTCGGGTTAATTTAATTGACACATCAAAATTAGATGTAAAACCAATCTGGAACTTTATAGGATTAGAAGATGCACGATTAGTAAAATGGCAAAATAAATATTATTTAAGTGGCGTCAGAAGAGATACAACACCTACTGGTATAGGAAGAATGGAATTATCAGAATTGGAAATAAATGATGAAACAGTAAAAGAAGTTTCGAGAACAAGGATAGATGTTCAAGATAAGAATAGTTATTGTGAAAAGAATTGGATGCCATTTTTAAATAAACCTTACCACTATGTAAAATGGAGTAATCCAACAGAAATAGTAAAGATTAATTTGGAAGATAAGATTTCAGAAACTATTTATAGTGGTGAAAAAATAACATCTTTGAAAAGAGATATTAGAGGAAGTTCTCAAGTAATTGAGTGGTTTGATGATACATATTTATGTATTACTCATGAAACAGATTTTGTTCCTAAAGATATTAATGGTTGGAAAGATGCAGATTATTATCATCGTTTTGTAATATTCAATAGTGATTACAGCATAAAGTATGTAAGTGATGATTTTAATTTTATGTGTGCAAGAGTTGAGTTTTGTGTAGGAATGGCTGAACATAAAGAAGATATTCTTATAACTTTTGGATTTCAAGATAATGGTTCTTATTTATTAAAGATTAATAAAGAAAGTTTAAGAGAACTTTTAGAAACTGAATTAAATAATCAAGAAGTAAAGTATGATAAGAAAAAAGATATAAGTTTTGAGGGTATTACTTGGACTACAACAGAAAATTGGTTCCCCATTATAAATCTAGAAGAATACAATAAACCTATCAAATATTTAGAAATTGGTGCTCTATACGGTGCTAATCTTATCTCTATATCGAATACATATTGTAAACATAAAGACAGTAAAATGTATTGTATAGATCCTTGGGATGATTATGATGATTATCCCGAGTATAAAGGTGAACAAGATAAGATATATAACAATTTTCTTAAGAATATAAACAGTTTTGAAATTGAAGATAAAACTATTGTAAAAAGAGGATATTCACGTGATATTTTGGGAGAGTTTGAAGATGAAATGTTTGATATGATTTATATTGATGGAAATCATGAATCTGAATATGTTATGGAAGATGCAGTTTTAAGTTTCAGAAAACTTAAAAAGGGAGGTATACTAATATTTGATGATTATGAATGGGGTCATCCGAATTATCCCGTAGCTAAAGGTATTGATGGATTCTTACACGGTTATCATAAAAAAATAAATATATTAAATAAAAATCATGGGGGTCAATCATTTATTCAGAAGATTTCATCACATAATTGAGTTTATTTGAGATTAATATAATATCTTCAAATATAATTATGAAAGGATATTATATTAATCTTGAATGTAGAAGAGATAGAAGGAGACATATAGAAAATAATATACTAACATTAGATTTTTTTAAGGATTTAGAAAGATTTGATGCTATCAAAAAACCGTATGGTATTGGATGTAATGAATCGTGGTTAAAAGTTTTAGAAAAGTGTTTATCAACGGATACAGAAGATAGATTTTTGCTTATAGAAGATGATATACATATTTATGATATGGAAATATTTAATAATTTCATAGAAGATTACAAACTTATGGAAAACAATAATTGGGATGTAATTCATCTTACACCAAGATTATATGATAAATGTCGAAATCAAGAAACTTTGATACTAGAATCTGGTGATAAATACTCTCGTTTACATAATTGTGTAACAGCAACTGGTTTAATTATTAAAAAGGAGTTTATACCAATTCTTATGAAGAACTTACAGTATTCTACAGAAAAATTAAAAAAAACACTAAATACACCTAAATATATTATAGATATTAGTTGGTTAGATTTACAAGAAAAATATAGAATTTATGGTTATAATAAAAGTTTCTGTTATCAATTAGAATGTTTATCAGATATAAATCTGTTTGATGAAAAATATATAGGAATGTATAAAACATGGGGTATGGAGGATGAAAATAGATTAAGTAAACTTTTGTTAAGATATATTGATAATCCCCGTAGTGATTATAACTGTTTTTACTTAGCGAGAGAATACGAAATAGAAGGACAATATGCGTTAGCTAAGAGTTATTATCTGAAATGTTGTGATAATACTATATATGATGAACTAGCTTATGAGTCTTTAATAAGGATTGGATATTGTTTAGGTGGAATGAATGGAAGAGATGAAAAATGTGTTTCTTCTTATGAGCATGCAATATCTATCTTACCTGATAGACCCGAAGCATACTATATATTGTCGCTACATTACAGTTGGAGAAATAATTTTAAAAAGGGTTATATGTATTCTCAGTTAGCAATACATAATAGTGAAACAAAAAATTACGAATTATATTATGAAACTCAATATAAAGGAGTAAATCACTCTTTATTTCAAAAAGCTTATACATCTTCAAAAATAGGAAGAATGAAAGAGTCTATTGAAATATATGAAGATCTATTAAATAAAGATATTGATGATAATTTAAGAAATATTATTAATAATAATTTAAATTATATATATTCTTTAAAACAAAATAAAACTCAAGAAAACTATAAAATACAAGAAAATAAAAAGAAAATCCCAAAAATTATACACCAGACTTGGGAATATAAATATGATGAATTAAATGAAGATATGAAAGTTTATGTTGATAGCTGGAAAACTCATAATAATAATTATGAACATATTCTTTATGACAAAAATGATCGTATAAGTTTCATAAAAGATAACTTTAATGATAATGTATTAAACTCATATAATAAATTAAAACCAGGGTCTTTTAAATGTGATCTTTGGAGATATTGTATATTATATATTTATGGGGGATACTATGTGGATTTAGATACATTATGTTTAGATAGTCTTGATAAACTACCTAATTCAAACTTTGTATGTCCTATTGATATATCTTGGAATGAAATTGGAACATATCAATTAGCAGCTGGATTTATAGGAAGTAATAAAGGTAATCCTATATTGAAAATGTGTATTGATTATATTGTTGATATAGTTATGAATGATAATATAAAAATTATTCGTCCTATTGATATATCTGGTCCAGGATGTTTAGGAATATGTATGAACAGATATCTTGGAAATACTGAAAAGTCCATCTTTACACAATACGGTTATACTGATAATAATAATATATATTTTCTTAATTTTGAGAAAGGCAATGAATATATAGGAATATCAAATGAAAATAAATGGATACTTCAAAATAAAAATGGCAATGTGAATCTAAAAGATGCGTATGATAATGAATGTAAGAAAATAAAAGATTATTTTGATTGGGGAAAGTTTGGCGATTGTCCAATAGATAAAGAATTATTTTTCAATGATTGAATCACTTATGTTTGAATCTTACTCCATATTTTTTAGTTATTTCATGATCTATCTTTCTTGTAGGACCTCCTAAAATATATGAATACATACGTGCCAATCCCCAACTCTGTGCTGTTTGATTCGGTCTTGAACCTGAAGAATAATAAGCGCCCATCCCCTTCTTTTTTACCTGTAAAAGAGCTTTTCTAGGTATACCCACCGCTTTACTAATATCTTTAATTGTTTTTACTCCTGGATACAAAGTGTGAAACTTTTGTGTCCAGCTACTCTTCTTAGATTTGAATGATTTTAGCTTCGGTCTTGGAACATATTTTGTATTCTTCTTTTTACTCTTGTTACTCTTATAACTCTTACGAGCTTTTAATATGTTCTTTTTTTGTGTTCTTCTATCTTTTCTAGATAAACCTGAAAGATATCTTTTAGGAATCATAATTATAATATATATATTAATAGTAGATAAAAACTCATGAATACTTTAAATAATCGTGGGTTAAATAACATTCTTCTTTATTCTGGGAAATATGATACTAAATCTATTCAACCCTTTGTAGTGAATAATGATTTTTACTATCTTACAAGGATAGATATTCCAAACTTGCTCATATTTTTACACAGAGGAGGAACTCATATTGTGAATATGAATGCTGTCGATAGTTTTCATTCTCAAGATGAAAATAATGAATTATTAAAAAAACGATTCAGTAGACTGGAGTTTGTAGATAAGAAAGAACTCATGAATATTATTGGGCATAGAAGAGTTAGAAGTTTAAGTAATATTTCTACACTCAATTTATCATTAAACATTGAAACTCATAGTTTAGAAAAAAAGTTACATAAGATGAGACTGATAAAAAGACCATATGAAAAGAAAAAGATTAGAAAAGCGTGTCAAATAACTAGTGAAGCTCTTATAAAAACTATGAAAATGATAAGACCCTCTATGCAAATACAAAGTGTTGTAGATTATTTTAGGAGTGAATTATTGAGAAATGGATCTCGAGAATACTCATTCTTACCCATAGTATCTCAGAATAGAAATAACGCGGTTCTACACTACGACAGGAGGAAAAACTATATAAAACGCGATGCTTTTATACTCATGGATGTTGGGGGTCAGTATGATCACTATTGTGCAGACATAACGAGAACATTTCCTATATCGGGTCATTTTACAGGGCCTCAGGGAGAAGTTTATACGGGAGTCTTAAAAACTCTTAAATATGCTCTGGGACTAGTGAAACCCGGTTTAAAATGGAATACATTAATAAATAAGGTAAATCAGTTTATGTATAATGAATGTAAGAAACTAAATCTATTCAGTGATACAGGTAGTATCATTTTGATGAATTTGCTGATGCCTCATTCCATAGGTCACAGCGTGGGATTAGATAATCACGATGTAGGTGATTTAATAATTTTAAAAGAAAATATGGTTATTGCATTAGAACCGGGTATATACTTTAAAAATGACATGATGAATAATAGTGGCTTCAATAAAGATACATTAAGAAGATTCATGAGTATGGGCGGTATAAGAATAGAAGATACTGTGTTGGTGACAAAAACAGGTTCAAGAGTTCTTTCAAATGTTCCTAAAGAGATTAAAGACTTGACAAGAATGTTATCTAACAATTAGTATAGATAAATATTAATGAATTATGATATGACTGGTGATATGAATGGTGAAAGCAATATGTATGGTCATCATTCATACAATGATGATCCCCACAGTGGAGAAAACGTTACGTACGACGATTTGAATGATACTGAGAACAATATTTATGTGAATGCGTTTTTATGGGGAGTTTGTATCGTTTCTTTTACATACTGCACCGTGATGATTGTAAATGCGTGTGGCGCAACACAGCGCCCACGAGATACAGATCTAAACACGGTCAGATTATTGGATGAAACAACAGATATCAATGAAAGAGATATCGAATATAGTGAGATAAATTATGATGAAATGGGTAAGGATATGTGTCCGATATGCTTTGTAGAATATAAAGAAGATGAATCACTGATAAAGCTAAATTGTTCTCATATGTATCATAAAGAGTGCGTTTTTGACTGGTTTAAAAAAAATAGAAATTGTCCTCTCTGTAGATTGTCTGTTTAGAGATGCTTTCTTCTTTTAGTAGATTTTTTCCTTTTCTTTTTGTTAGTCTTTTTCCTTTTCTTAGTATTCTTTTTATTATTATCAGACCTATTCAATGGAGCATTCACTAATTTATTGTAATTTTTAGGAGATAGTTTGTTCAGGATTCGGAGAGTTCTTAACAATTCCAAATAGTAATTTGTATTGATATTGTAGTTCATATGCATATTGATATTATTCTTATCATATAATGAAGTCTTAACAACCTTAGAATGTAATTTACAAACATAAGATCTATTATCTCCTAAACTGTAAGAAATATTTAAGAAGCCTTTACTATCTTCATACATCGTTGTTGGGAAAAATATCAATTCTTGTTTAGATTCTTGACTCGGTAATTGGAAAAAGGGACTCAACTTAGTAATTTCTTTTTTGTTCATGTCTAAGGTGAAAAAGAATCCAAGATAAAGCTTCACATATTTCTTAAAATATTCTTTATCATCTTTATCATACAGAGACTCTTGTAATGCTGGGATAAGATATTTATTGATTTCTGCGTCTCCTTTATAGTCTAAGACAGCATGTCCTAGACCCAAGAACATTTTCCCAAATGGAATAAGATTACTGCTGTTTCTCATGTGAAAGTGTAAATCACCGAAACTCTTTTCAATACGACTTATTATTTTATCATTTTTATTAACGATCATTTTACAACCGAACTCTTTATTAACCTCCATAATTTTTAGAGGATTAATGTCGTAAATCATGTGTAGTTTGTTCTTGTATGTGAATGGTCCCCAGTTCTTTTCAAAGTTACTGGAGAGTGTTTCACATAGCGTGAACTTAGGGGTTTTGTAGGTTAGCTTATTGGAATCTATCTTTGCTACATACATCAATCTTCTTCTAGGATCTTTATCTATTTCATCTATTTCGTTGATAAGGATATATATCTCATTCTGGTAGTAAAAGAGACGAGGATCTTCCGGTCCCTCAGAGATGGCATTCTTGTGCTCAATAATTCTGTTCTTGTATTCTTTAAACTCTAAGAGCTGACCTTTCAATAAATCTGTGTCTATATCAACTATCTTTTGATCTATCTTTTTATAATTATGATTGAAAATTGAGAGTATGATAAAGTTCAAACCGTCCCATGAACGCACATTACCATACCACCCCCTACTTGCTACTAAGAAATTGTTAGTATTTTTCAAAGGCATCACAGAACTGTTAAAGATAGTTATCTTCTTGCTGTTCAACATAGAGTTTCCTCTTTTAATTTCATCTGTCAGACTGATACAAGTTAACTCAAGTTCATCGTTTTTAAACTTTCCCATTTATATAATGTGGTTTATTTTTTTTAAGATAAGATGAATAAAAATATACCACATTTTATAAATGAAGACGGGTATTCGGATTGATGGGAAGTATGTTGTGAAAAGAGGTAATCAGTTTTTTCTAACTGATATAGATGATAAAGATATTCTTAATAAAAAAAAAGATAGTGATCTGAAGAAATACAAGAAAAAAGTCACTATAAAAGTTAAAAGACTTATGAAAGCGAACAAGGTTAAAGATGGTGAAAACGTTAATTTCTCTACAAAGCGTTCAAAAAAGAAGATTATGAGGGCGGGTGGTGGGTGAGGCCTGTTAAAATCCACTTTCAAGGGTGGTGCCAAGCGTCGTAGAAAGACGAACAGAAAGCGCTCCCCATGAAATAAGAAGAAATCATCCAGGACTCTTAAGAAGATGACTGGTGGTTGACCCTCGTTAAAGAGATGAATAAATAATATTCATAAGAATCTGTGACGATAGTTTATACAAATATTATAAACTAACTGAGATTTGAAGAATAATATAGGGTTTAATATAACCGCTAATTTATTTAAACAATAGAGGCATATATCATATATATATATATAGTGATAAAAGATGGAACTGAGTATTCTCTGTGATAATGATGCCGTAAGAGGTATGTATGAGAATCATGAGCATTTTCATACTGGTGATTCGGGATTAGATTTATATTTCCCCGAAAATGTAGAATTACCGGGTAAATCGCTGGGCACGCTTGTATCATTTGGCATTAAGTGTGAAAGTAAGATGCATGGATCTAATGTCTCATACTATTTGTATCCAAGATCATCTATCTCAAAGACACCGGTAAGAATGAGTAATAGTGTGGGAATCATCGATGCTGGATACAGGGGCAATCTAATGGTTGCTCTGGATAATCATAGCGATGAACCTTATTTTATTGAGAAGGGAACACGTCTATTTCAAATCTGTAGTCCTATATTTTCAAATATTAATATGAAGGTAGTTGATGAACTGAGTGAAACATCTCGTGGTTCGGGTGGATTTGGGAGTACGGGTAAGTGATTTGGTAAATGAGCAATGCGACCAAAGTAAATGAGTAAGTAAATGAGTAAGTAAATGAGTTAAGTAAATTTGATAAGATAAAATATGTGATATATTACATGATAAAGTGTGAGAACACTAATAAGCAAGTAGGAAAAGATAAAATGGATTCTCACAAAAAAATAAAAAAACCCCGGTGTTCTTTAAGTGGGTGTAATAAGAAACTAGACATGACATGTGTTTCTTGTTGTGAGTGTAATCTTCGTTTCTGTTTCCACCATATGAATAGACATAGTCACGATTGTTGTGGGAATATTAAGAATAAAGAAAGAAAAAAAGAAGAGTTAAAAACTTCTAATCCTAAGGTTAAAGATTCTACACTAGAGAAGATATGATTGTTTGTTTAGAGTGGATCTATAGTAAACCTCATTTGGGAGTTATCTTGACCAATGCGTTTTCAAAACGTTTCTCACTCATTCCACACGTATCTACGAGATATGTCTTTAGTTCTCCGGTATTGAGAAGACTGGCACTTTTTTTTATATCCTTTTCAAGAATCTTCTTATCATATACTTTAAATAGTTCTCTTGAAGTTTTGACCTTTTCAATATAGTCTGTATCAACTTTCTTGTAACTCTCTACAAACTTTTCAATAGTTTTATGTTCTTTAATATTTTGATACGATTTATTGGGACCGATGCCCTTGATATTTTCACAGTAATCACATCCCGACATAATACATATATCAAGAAACTCATCAAAGGAAATATTCATACCCTCAAGAACCTTCTCCATGTTGATGGTTGATAGAACATCTTTTCGTTTGATAGTCTTATCAATATTTGAGCGGACAAGTAGTGGTGTTCCAAATGCCAGTGAGTCCATATCTTCTGTAACAACCCCATCGACGTAACCCATCTTGCAGAGTTCACTCGCATATCCTTCTGCTTCTCCATCTGCCTGAATATATGAAATACCCATGAGAGAAAGAAGCTTCTTGACGTTATTAACATCATCTTTTGTCATACGAAATGATTGAGTTTTATATTTTTCTTTCTTTTCTTTGTCTTCTGATTCATCCATGAGTTTTTTAAGCGCTTCAGATTTGTCTCTCCTAGACTTCAAGACATTATTCTTCGCTTCGGGAGGCTTTCCATCAAATACATAAATAGGCTCAATACCTACAGCCAAGTAATTGATCGTCTTTTGAAAGATCCCTATAATATGTCCATAGCCCTTACCCTCTTTACTTGTCTTTACAGAGAATGCCATTTTGTAAATGAATAAGCTTGCGTCTATTGCAAGTGTTTTACCCGAAAGAGTGTGTAGATTTATTGTCTCAACGGCATCAGGTGCATATTTTTGAATAAGACCGGTTAGTCCTTTAATACCCATGGTATTATAGTTTATAATAGATACTATTATATTTCTTTGTTTAAATCAAATTTGTTTGAATGTATTTATTTTTATAGTTCTTAAAATATAGATTGAATAGTTCTATGGATATCATAACTAATAAACTTCTGGAAACTTTGAAGAAAGAGATAAATAGTGAAGAAAACTCTAATATTCTTAAGAAAGATATCATCAAACCACTCATTGAAAATATTTTAACCGAAATATACCCATATATTCTCTTTATAGGTAGTATCTTTTTGATCTTATTTATATGTATCATTTCTATATTTATTTTGAATATAAAGATTTATTATCATAGTTAGTATATATATATATTATGCCCGAACTTGAAAAAAGTTTGACTTCATGGGTAAATATTGATAAACGAATTTATGAATTAAATAATGATATTAAGATATTAAAAGATAAACGTGAACAATTGGGGGAGATCTTAACTGTATCTTTAAAAGAAAATAATCTAGAAAATAAGAAGTTTGATTTTCCTCATTTAGATAGAAGAATTGTATTCTCCGATAAAACATCACAAGAGGGTATAACTTACAAATATCTCCAAGAATGTTTTGACGGATACTTTAATGATCCCCAAAAGTCTGAAGAACTCATAAATATTATTAAGAAAAATAGAAAGAAAACTACTAAAAGTATTCTAAGAGGTGAAGGATTATAATCTACTCTACTTTATGAAAGAGTATATTTTAAGAAAAAAAAATGGTAAAAGATTTCTTTACTTCAAAGATAATAAACTCTTGGGTTCTGAATCACCCATAGTAAAAGAATATTTAGAAGGATTATATGTCGCCCCCGCGTACAACGATGTTAAAATATTTCCTCCTAGAAAAAAGGTAAGGGCAATTGGTATAGATGAAAGAGGTCGTAAACAATACATCTATCACAAAGATCATAGAGCAAAATCTAATAAGAAAAAATACGTTCAATTATACACATTCGGAAAGAGGTATAAAGAAATTATGAGGAAAATTAATAGTGATTTATCATCTTTTAGAGACGATAAGAACAAACAAATTGCTATGATTTTAAAAATGATAGATGAATGCAACTTCCGTGTAGGGAATGATAAATATTTAAAAGAAAATAAATCTCACGGAGTGTGTACTCTTAATACTGAACATGTTACTCTAAAAAAGAACAGAGTTAATATAACTTTCAGAGGGAAAAAAGGAGTTACAAATGCGTGTGAAATAAAAGATAATCTTTTAAAAAAACATATTAAGCAAAAAGTTAAAACACAAAAGAAAAAAGATAGACTTTTTACATATCGCTCAAATAATCGTTATGCAACTATTCGAGCAAGTGATGTAAATAATTACCTGAAACAGTTCGGAGATATTAGCGCGAAAAACTTCAGAACATGGAGAGCTAATGTTGATCTTTTAAAATTATTAGTCCTTAATGTGGAGAATAAGAATAATACATATTTAAAAGAATGTATTAAGAGTGTAGCGCATAATCTTCATCATACACCAGAAATATGTAAAAAGAATTATCTTAATGAAGATATCTTAAAATTATATACAAAAGACAAAATAAAGTTCTTTTCATATTTCAATACAAGAACCGAAGAAAAACTTCAAAAACAATTATTAGAATTCTTAAAAAAAACTTATCTTTAGTAAAACATACCAATTCTAATCTCTAACAACAACGTGTTTCATCTTACCATTCTTCCCCTGTGTTTCTTGCCATGTTCCAATCTTATCCCCCATTTCATCATCTTCCAAGATCTCATAAACATTTGGAGGATCACTTGTATCAATGTAATATTCCTTTTTCCTATATTTAATTATACTGAGTTCTTCTTCTTCTGAATCACTTGGTTCTTTATCTGAGAGTGATTCTGTTACCTCATCTACTGATACGTGTGATTCTTTATCCGGTGATTCAGTTTGAACTGTATCTAAAATTGATTCTTCTTTTACTTCATCCACTATCTCTATTTCTTCTTTGACCACCATCTCAACATTTGTTTTCTTGTCCTTTTTAGATAAGAGCTTATTCAATCTATCAATTTCTTCACTCTTCGCCATAATCTCATTTGCTTGTGCTTTTAACATATCGTGACGCTCACTATTACTCTTTTCTTTCTTTACTTCAACCATTTCACTTCTCAAATCCCCTAGTTCTGTCTGTAATGTAACTATATTACTATCTCTCAATTCTATGGTATTATTAAGTTCAGAAATCTGTTTTTCATGATCTTCCACTAATTCTACCAAAGAACTGTTCACATTATTTTGTTCTTCTAAATCTTTACCATTCTTGATCCTTTCTTCTGTATATCGTGTAACACTGTCTTGATAAGCTTTCAATATTTTAGTAGTGAGGGAGTTTAGGTCACTTTTTATCTGAACAATATCTTTGTCAACCATATCCATCGTTAGAATTGTTTATATTTATCCATAATACCTTAAATAATTTTAAGGTATTATTGTATAGGATGTTCGTAAAGAAGCACTGTACATTGAATAAGAAACGGTTGCCGTATAGCTGTTTAACAAAAAAATCCTTAATCAAGGTTGCTAAGAAACTTAGTAAAGTGACAAAAAAAAACATCCCAATTCACCGTAATAATCTTCGAAAAACTTACAAACTTGTGAGTAAAATTATTAAAGATGAATATAAATGTAATACAGAGATATGTTGGGTAAAAATAAAAAAACTATTTGATGGATTATCAAACAGAGAGAAAAAATTATTCAGAAAACATTTTAAACCTAAATTACCTAAAGAGGTTCAAGAAGACTATAAAGCTTGGTTAAGTAATTTTGATATTGATGAGGTTATGGAGGGATTAAAACTTGAGCACGATGATTTTTATTATTATTCAGCGACTCCGATAGATTTTCACAAATGTTCTGTAAGTGATTTGTGTTCAATTGATCTTAGAGAGCATCATAAAAATAATAAAAATAAAATAGGTATAGTTTTCAATACAGATAAGAGTGATGGACCTGGACAACACTGGATTGCGATGTATATTGATATGCTTGGCTTAAACTTAGAAAATGAGGGAATTTATTATTTTGATTCTTATAAGTCTTCGGTTCCCCATCAGATCAAAGAACTTATAGAAAAATTAAAAAAACAGGGTAAAGATTTAAATATAGATTTTATTGTTGCAAATAATAATCTATCAGTGCAGAATAATAATTATGCTTGTGGTTACTATTGTATGCATTTCATTGAAAATATGTTAAATGGTGTGCAGTTTAAAGAGTATTCTAAAACTTTGTCGGACTCTTTGATGGGGAATTATAGAGAAACTTGTTTTATAAAACCCGATGAGATGATTTAATACGTGTAAAATAAAATAGTTATTATATATATAATGAACTTACTGGAATACTATATAGGAGATGACCCATATACATCATTACTACAAATTATAATCATAATCTTATCTGTTATCATATTAAGATATGTTTATACTGAAAACAAAAATATTAAAAGTTTAAAAAATGATATAAATAAACTTGATAAGGAATGTCCCGCATGCCCCGCGTGTAATTGTGAACCCGGGTTAACTAAATGTCCCGATTGTGTGTGTCCAGATAAAAATAGTGACATAACAAATAATAATGGAGCCAACTTTCCAATGAATGGTGGTGTAAAATGTCCCGATGTAAAATGCCCCGAAACAACCTGTCCGAGTGTTGATGAAATTGTCGGCAGTTTGTTTCCAGGTAGAAATAATGGTATAACTGCGTCGGGTAAATATTATAATATCAACGCCAATGAAGAAGGAACACTTTTGTCGGCATATAGTTCTTACAGTAATTTAAGAAATGATGGAGAAGATATGAGAATACCCAACTCTACTGAATTACCCGATGATTCTACCAGTAGAATGAACATGGGCCCCCTCTCATCCGGCGATTCAACTGGTTCAACACCACCTTTATCAACTACAAAAATGGGAGCTATGACACCGGGGGAGGGAGTATTTTCAGATAGTTCTACAACCAATTCTACAACTAATTCTCAGGGTCCGTCTTCACCTCCGGATGATGTTGAACAATCAATCGCATTACCCTCATCAACATAAAAGGTTTTCTAAACTATTATCTATTGTGATATAAATGGTAAATGTTGAGGTTGAAGATGTAAAAACATTAAGTACATTATTTTTGGTTATAAATATTTTACTGTATTTAACAATTATGAGTTTTAAAGAAAAATATAAAGTGTTGAAATCAATTGATATCAATATCAGAAACATTTTAGATAAGAATGCATTTTTAACGGGTTTTAAAGTATTCGAAACCACAACAACTATCTGGTTGTTTTTGATATTATTTCTATACCGAAAAAATATGATAAATGAAAAGATAATCTATTTAATATTTGGAATATATTTACTATTTTATGTCTTAAATTTTTTGAAAAATAGAAAAGATATAACGGGAGGTGTGTATATTTTGAAGATCATGGGAATATTATATTCATTGTTTGTTATTTTCTATTTAGGGAATGTAACATCAATGGAACGGACGAAAGTTCAATTAACATTATTTATGGGTTTATTTATTCTTCAGATATTTTTAAATATATGGATGGTAATAGACAAATATATTGAAGACCACGAAGATAATAATATATACGATATAAGGTTCGGATTATATATTTCGTTATTGTTAATATTCTGGATTGTAAAAGTATATAGAGATATAAAAATTTACCGAATTGGGGAATATTTTATAACAATCCTATTATTATTCCATAGTTTGTGGGTAATTGGAAATAAAAATGTGATCGTATCTAGATATCAAGAGATCATATTTCCAGTCCTGTTATTTTTGATTTACATATTTGTGAATTATAAAGAATTTAATCGTGGTTCAATAAATACTAAGTTTGTTTATGTATTGACGATTTTAGCGACTGCTTTTCTCTTATATATTATAATCAATACGGAAGATAAAAAGATAAAAGCATTTGTAACAATATTTTTAGTAGTGGTTTATAATATATTAGCAATAGTGTATGGAAATAAAGGATGTGTGAGAGTATCGGGATCGGAGCTTCTAAAACGTATACTAAAGTGGACATTTCTTGTTATGATTATAGTTTTGATACTATGGACAGATATTTTTCGAACATCTATAGGGGATAATTTATTTTCTTTGAAAGGTGATTTAATAGTTGACAATAGTAGTGATACACAAGTATTAGAAGATGAAAAAAAAGGAAATAATTCCAAAAATGCTTCTCAGATTCAAAAACGTATAAATAGAATATATGAAAACAGAGCCAGGAGAAACATTTAATGTGTTCATAAAGTATAAAAAACTTAATTATTAGATTATAATGACTTCTCTACACGACAGATATTATTCTGAAATAAATAAAAATTATATATTTGGTATGGCGTGTAAGATTATAAAAGGTGAATATGGGGTAGATATATCAGAAGATCAATATTTTAAAGATATATATGAAAAAAATATAAATGACGCATTTCAAGCCAACGATACAGATGATATAGTTGTATTGAATCGTAAATTGTTACTTTTGCAAATGAATAGTTATATGGGGAAAAAGAAACAGAATATTGGGGGAAGTTCAATAATATTAAATAATGTAAATAGGATTATAACAGGAGATGATTCTTTTTACAATTTCAATATAGAAACTTATGATGGTGTATATAATCTTAAATATCTTATCATACCCAAAGAAAATAATAGTTTATTTAGCAATCCGATTATAATTATCACCATAAATAATTATAATCAGTATCTGAAATTAAACTCTTCATATGATCTAAACAATAGAACTTTTTTGGAATATGTCCCCATTAATAAAGAATCTATAAGTTTAAATGAAAAAACTTATGTAAAGATAAGGGATTCATTGAATATTTCATTAAAAAAGAATGGTTATTTGAGTATCTCTAATATATATGAAGATTATATAGAAGTCCCTAATAATACTTACAAGATAGGTGATAGTTTAAAAATAAACGGAAATATATTTATTATTAAAAATATTATAAACAATAAGGATATATATTTAGATAATATGAAAGATTTTGAATTAACAGAAGGTGACAAGATTTTAAATATCACCGAGAGTTTTATTATTGTATTAGATGAAATCAGAAATTAATTATCAAGTTCATATAGTTCATCTTCATATACTATGAGTTGTTTGGGGGACCACTCATCTTTTTCATCATATTTTATCATTGTCCGTATCTTATCATTAACAGTTTCAGAATAAAAATAAGTATCGTTCATATTATACTTAATTTTGTGTGCTATTTTATCACAAGAGATTATATCATCAAAACTCGGGAACTTTTTAGCTAAAATTGTTTCACCATATTTAGAGATATCATAAATATCTTGATATACAGAAAAATATTTACCCAATTCTTCTGTTAATTCGTGTTTACCCTCAAAGAACACGTGGCATTCCATAGAGTCTGTATCTAATTCGCATATAAGACGCGAATTTTCTTTCAAATATCTAATATCTATATCTTCAGAAGTATTTCTGTAATAATAATATCTTTCATTATCTCCTAAGAGTATATGATTATTGGGTTTAATAAACTCATGAAAGTTAGCTTTGATTTGTTGTCTATCAATATAAATAAGTTCACTTGATGTGATCCCTGGAAAATATGATATTTCATTTTCTAAAGAATTACTAAATCGTATACATTTTTCGTTTAATATTTTATCATCGCGAGTATGTGGGATACAATCTAATGCCGATGTTTTTATAATATCAGTTATTTTTTCAGAAATTGTGTATTTTTTCTCCATTAGTTCAAAAACATCTTTGTCTATAGAGTCTCCTATTGTAAGAATCGCATCTATTGTATCTTTGGTGTCTTTGTTTTTAGATTTACTTAATTCTTCGACAAATTTATCAACATTAATTTCTCCTATGTTATCCCAATCTTTTATAGAATCATATATTTCTCGAGCATTTGTACCCTTTGGTAGAACCGAAAGATAAATAAACTCCTCAACTGTTCTTTCTTTGGGTTCTAAATCATCATGAGAGTGTAAGCGTATAGCTCTCCCAAAAACCTGATTTATCCGTACATTATTCCAATAGGGTTCTAGAATATGAACTTGTCTCACACACGTAAGTGATATACCTTCGGCACCCGATTCTGAAATTAATATCAATTGAATATATTCACCATACTTGTTATCTATATGATTAAATGCTTCTTTATTCTTTTTTCGTTCAGTATCTTTTTCTTGTCCACTAATGAATGTATATCTTAGTCTTTTATCATATATACTATTATTGGGATCATATTTTATATATCCATTTATTTTTAGAACTTCTTCAAATGCTTCTAGACCGGAATCACCTCTGAACTGACTATAGATGAGTGCTTTCCCTTTTGGTGTATCTCCAGTTTTATATTCATTAATATTCTCTAATATCTTGTACATTTTAGGAGACAAATATTTAAGATTATTTGAAAACTGTAAAGATTTAGTTCTTTCTAATTCTGAATAAACTTCTCTCTTTTCCTTGCTTTTAATATCACTATTGCGTTGATACCTGAAATCATCATTTGCATATACTATATTTGAGTCTTGTCGTGTTCGTATATTATAATCTTTGATTTGTTCATCACTATCCCCAAAAATTCTTTTTTTCCTATTGTAGTCTTCTTTTTTTTTCTCATCTGACCACGACCTTATATATTTTTCCAGTTGAATCTTTGTCATAGGACATAATACGATGTTCATATCCTTACCAATTGTATAATCTTCAAAACTTTCAACTTTTTCTTTGGGTGCTTTTATAGTTGGCATTGTAACAACTTTAGAACGATCTATTGGATAATATGATGTTAGACCCATCAACATTCTTCTTAATAGTGTTTTCTTTGGGTCGGGTATCTCTAATGATTCATCAAAGAAATATTCCATGAATTTTTCATTATTTGTAAGATCTAATATATCATTATTTACAAATAAATCAAAAAGTTTCTGTTTACGATTAAATGTTATATTTAATGATGTATTATATACGACTTCTTTATCTGTTTCAATCTCCAAAGCTTGTTTCATAGTAGGAACTATCTCATCTTCTTTGAATAATGTCTTTAAAACACGATATATTTCTTTTATAAAATCTTCATAACTATAATCATTTTCTTCTCCTGTATAAATTAATCCATTTTCTGGATTCCTAACAGAGACAAAGTTTGTAGTATTCTTAGTAAATGATATCAGAGTTTGACCATCAACCTTTTTCACATAAAATAAATCTATTGGAGATAATACATTATATATTATCTTATTGAGCTCTTTTGTAATATCATCGCTATCTTTAGATGAGTTAATGGTAAAAGTATAAACTCTTATTGCCCCTTTCAACATATTATAAAGAATTGCTATCTCACACGGTCTATTAATAATAGGTGTTCCTGATAACAAAACAAGTTTAATTTTCTCTGCATTGATAATCCATTCATAAAATTGTCTTGAGGGACCACTATTATTTAATATCTTTCTTACAAAATTATGAACCTCATCAATTATGATAACTTCATTGTGAAATGGAGAATCTATATTATAGTTCTCTCTGTTATATCTAAGTTTTTCATCTAATTCTTGAACAATTTCTCCATTCCGAGTTTGTGATAGTTTTACCTCTTCTTCATCCATAAACTCATATAATTCTTGAATATCCAAATCCGTGCTCTCAACTAAATTATCTCCACCATATCCTTTTATCTTTGGTAATGGATTATAATGGATAAAATTATACTTTAGGAGAATTATTTCACTTGTCTGTTCAGATAAAACTATCTTTTCATAATCATTAAGACTATCATATTTTCTACCTGATTCATCAGGGATCCAAAATCCATATGCTTTTATCAAATCACTCTCTATTTTTTTATATTCATCATTCAAATGTTTTGCTATGTTTTCGGGTTTGACACCCACAAGATTTCTTACAATATCTTTCTTCACAATAGCTTTACTTTTATTGAAAACACGTTTGACTATCTTAGGAGTTATCTTATATTCCTTAAAAAGTTTTACACGCGTATCTTTGTCTTTATCAATATCTGTAAATGAAATTAATCTCCAGAGAGTATTTTTCATATCTATTTCATTTTTCCCCCATTTTTTTATCTCCTTGATAAACTCACCCTCTAAAGAAGCTGGGAGTAAAGTTCTTATTCTTAAATCATCTGAGAGATTCTCTGCGGTTGATATAGCACTGGCGGTTTTACCGGTGCCCAATCCGTGATATACTAACAGTCCCCGATAGGGTGTCTCTAATGATAAATAATTTTTTACAAGAACTTGATAAACATCCAAGAACTCTTCATCTTTAGTTTTCTTTAAGATTTCTTTATAATAACCTTCATTTATGAATTGAACAAATGATTTTCTATGAGAACTTATATATTTAACATTTGTATACTCTTTTTTATTCTTTTTTTTAGTAGGTGATAATATTGGAACAAGTTCATCTTCAAAATTAATTATATTCTTAGGGGGATATCCTATTTCATCTACATCGATACTAACTTTACCTATTTTTTTCTTGTTTTTATCATATAGATTTCTTATAGTATCATCTTCTGAATCAGGTGATTCATCTTCAAAATTATAATATCCGATAGTCTTATCATTCAGTTTTACAAATGTCAAAGCCTCTCCCAAACCGAATGAATCACCATCATAATATTCTATATCATTAATTTTTGACCAATTTATTTTTTTATCTTTTAAATATTCTCTTAAACTTCCCGAATCACTAGACCAGAACTCTTCTTCGGGTAATGATACAGGGGAACCAGGGGCATATGTAGGGTCATCAGAGCCTTGCCCAAAAGGAGGAGGATCAGTGGGTGATTTAGGTGATTTTTCTTCATCAACTTCTTCTTCAAGTTTCAATTTTAATCCTTCTTTTAAATCATACTTAATAATTTCGTCAATTTCACCATCTAATTTGGAGTAAGTATGTTTTATTTTCTTTAAAATCTTAAACTCGTTGGGGGTTATCTTATCATCTTTTTCAAGTTCTGCTAATTTTTTAGGAGAAATATTCTTTAGAATCCCAGCAAAGAACTCATTGATTATTTCATTTAATCTATCATCTATTACAAGCTTATTTGACTTTTTATTTTTTTTAACAGGTTTATCCAAGCGATAAACAATTTTGTATTTCGACATATTTGTTTTTGATTTAGAATGCTCTTGCTTCAATTTCTTTAGAAACTTTTTCATTTTTTCATCAATATTACCCTCATTGAAAATTCTTTCAACTTTAGACAATTTTATCATATCCAGTTCGCCATCAAAATGTTTTTCAAGAACATCATTTACTTCACTATTTATAACTATATTTTTCCTTTTATCACCCATTGATGTATATTATACTATATTATACTATATTAATTATTTACTCACAACATTCTCTAAAATTAATGCTCTACACGCCGCATCTTGTTCTGCTTTTTTCTTAGTTTTACCCTCACCAGTTGCTAATATTTTTGATTCGTATAAAACGTTGCATCTGAATATTTCGTTTTCTGTGGTGATATGTTCGTATGTAGGATTAGAGTTATAATTATGTTGAAAATATTTCATAATTTGTTCTTTATAGTTTTTATCATTCATAATAAGCTCGGGAAAATCTACATATGATTCTATAAGATTTATTATAAATTTTTTGACACTTGTAAAATCATTTGTATCAAGATATAAAGCACCTATAAATGCTTCAAAAACATCCTCTAAAATGTTTGTGCTATTTCTTCCATTACATTTTTCTTCAACATATTTAGATAGTAACACTAGGTTGTTAATCTCCAAAAAAATACTATAACGTGCCTCTTGTTCACCATTAACAAGTCTGGTCTTAATTGTAGTTAAAAAACCTTCACTTTGAGTATTGTATCTTTTGTATAAATATTCGGCGATAACAACGTCAAGAAAGGCATCACCTAGAAACTCTAGGTTATCATAGTTAGTATTTTGAAGTTCTATACAATCATCAGGTTTTGTATAATCTTCATAATCTTTCATAAAACAATATGATTTATGATTGAATGCTGTTTGATAAATTGATAAGTTTTTAATTTTTATATCTTTAATATTGACTTTAGAGAAAATATTAAGGACATCTTCAGAAGTAATGTAACGATTGTTGGGATTATACGGATTTGATTTAAACTTAGATGACATTGTATATTATATTAGATTATTGAGAATATATCTTTAATTAGTATTTTAAGGGAATTATACGGGTGAAGCACCCGATGCAGATGCTCCAGGTAATTCTGGGGCAAGACCAGGGTTAGATGCACAACCCTCACCACTTTCAAGTGGTTTTCTCATAAGATCTGGCCCAATAGTAGTATTCAAGAAAGGACTCACCTGAACTTGAGGATTGGGAGGCTCAGATCTGACCTGCAGATTAGCATTTCTTAAACTCTGTCCCACTGTATTCACTCCAATATGGAATCCCGCGTCTAATAGGTTAACACCATTCAGAATCCCCTCACCAGCTGGTTTAGCCACATTAAAATCTTTAATGGCCTGTGCGTCTTCTTTGGGTAGTAAATCTTCGGAGGTCAGTGTGGGTTGAGGATAACAAGACGAAGGCGTTCTCCCTGTGTTTTCAACAGATTTTGGCACAGCCTGACCATCCGTTAAACTCTCAGATGCCGCGGGTGCCCCTGGAACCGATGAAAAATCAGTAAATGGTTCGACGTGTGTAATTGTTTGAGGCAAAACACCCGAAAAGTTACCCATCAAATCGTTGTAAACTTCTGGCATCAAAAAACGAACAACAACAGCGACAACAACAACAGCTACAACACCTTTCAACCATTGTGGCATTTTATCTAACTCAGAAAAACTAAAACTCATTTTATATATTACAATATAAAAAAAATATATCTAAATTAATCAGTGTTTATTTTAGCATATTCTTCTTTGATTAATTCAAGTTTAGTTTCCAAACTTTTTATTTCATTCTTTATTTCATTCATTTCTTTTCTTTTTGCTTGTAGAGCATCTAGTTTTATCTTTTCACCTTCTATTTCTTTTATCATCTCATTATCAATCACATCTTCGGGGGGACTTAATCTGTAATCATCTTCTTCATTGAATAAACATTCTTTATGTAAACTATACATTTTGTGATCAGTTAATTTTATTTGTGTAATATATACATCACACAAAAAATATTTCTTAAGAAACTTTATACCCTTCACGTGTAAAATACACTTTATTTCCGTATCAATATTTATGTCTTCTTTATCTATTGCGATACCATCTTTATCAAATACTCCACACATTACAGTATCTTTCAATTTAGGAACTCTTAATGCTATTTCTGGGAGTTCATTTTTTGTGAGTGGTTCAGTTATTCTTTTATACATTTCTCGAACAACATCTTCGGGTAAACTTTTATTGAACCACTTCTCACTATTTTCAGTTGTATTTGTAACATTATGTTCATCTAATTCTAAAAGTTTATCATAAACACAAAAATCTTCGGGTGAAATCTTTACTGATAGGGTGTTTTCACACTCTGTGAGTTTTTGAGAACTATAAACATTTGGTGTCTCTAAATATAGTGGTTTATCTCCATCATACGTTATCGCAGAATAATACAAATTACCCCGTTTTATAGGTGATTTATAAATTATCTTTTTATAGTCCAGCGACTTTATTGGATATACATCTGTCATTATATTCTTTATTAATAATTATTTATATAGTTATTAACGCAAATTAAACTAAATGTATTGTATTAACCTTCCATTTACCAACAAACACATCTCCAACTTTCCACAATTTATCTAAATATATATCACATCTCATTCGTGTCCATTTAGAAATATTAAAAATATTCACCCCCGAATATGTTTCGGAATATATATCAGCATTAAACTTATTATATGAAAATGGTATTTTAACGAGTAAGTTCGGATCATATTTCTTTTTTTTATCATGTTTTATTTGAGATACAAACTTTGTTAGTTCTTTATCATTTAATCCCAAAATACTCATCTGAAAATATTCAAGATTTTGTATAAACTCATAAAAACTTTTCATCTCAGGAGATTCTTTATATCCGGAAAATTGTAAGTTCATAGACCAGTTATCTTTATTCAAACCAAATGGACACACCATTATAGGCGTGGTAACATATACAAATGGGGATTTTCCATAATATAATTGAACATATCCGAACTTTTTATTATCTTTAGGATCGCACTTTTCACACACTTCGTACTCTTTATTGCAATCTTTTACAGACATATCTTTACACTCATAATGTGTGTGTTTTATTCGGTCCAAGTTCAGTTTGTCATGAAACAAATCTTTAGTCTTAACAACACCACTCTTTTTATTCATCTATTTAACAACTATATATATATTCTTAAATAAATAATTATTCTACAACAGATATGCGTTTTGTAAAATTGTGCCAAGCATAATGAGATGGCTTTTCTTTCAATGCGTTGATATTTGGACACGTCTCTTTGACTGGCTTCTGGGAACCCCACAATACATTTTGAGAGTTTGTTACATAAGGTATCTCGTAAGATATATTACAATTCTCTTTGTAATCACGCTCCCCTCCACCCGATTTTATATTATTAACAACTGTATAATTATTTTTATATTTCGCATCTATTTCATAATAGTTATTATTATCAAAACCATTCATATTTATAAATGTATTAGATAAAATTATAATAATTTTAAGATTATTTTTGTAATCTCAAAAAGTAAAATTAAAGGTAGGGAATATTATACCGATTTATATATTAGTAAGAAGAACAAAGCTTCATATCACAGAAAAAAATATAAATCTTGATATATTCATTTTAATCACACACAGAAATGGTAATACTGTCTAATTTAGCTAAATATGATCCAATCACAAATTTAATACGATTTATTCCCAACATTGTCGGATAAAGGTTGTATTCACAATTCTAACTTATATTTAATTTCTGTTAAATTAACGCGTTTCATATTTTTTGTCATCAAATGTAGATTCCTGTTCTTTATTCTTGATTCTACAAAATGATTCCGCTTAAGGATAATCTTTAACAATTCATCTTTTACTTCTTCACTCAATTCTAATACATCTGATACTTCAAGAATAAACTCTTTAGTATCAAGAAATATTAGAGTTTCGATAAAACTCATATTTATAACTTATATAGTTATAAAACATCAAATTTATACTATATCATCTAATCCCGAAAAAAATACATCACCCAGCAATTCTTTTAAAAAATCTTTTGAAACTAAACTATCTTCATCCCTTGCAACTCCCTCTTTTAGTTTACCAGATCTCTGTAATATTATATGAATAGATATAAATCCATAAAATAGTACAAGTATCCCCGCTTCACATAAAATATAGTTGTCTCTTTTATTACCCATCAATAAACTACAAAACCATAATATACTCATTACACAAACAATTGTGGTAAACACTAAAGAAAATGAACTTATATCGTGTGTCTTGTAAGTTCTGTAAAACTGGGGCAAAAGTGTGGTGATTACTAATATCAACCTTATTCTTGAACTCTCAATCATGTATATATATATATACAATAAACTATAAAAGAATATGTAATAATCCATATCACATAATTGTATCTTAATAAATCCCAATTCCATAAGAATGAATTGGTCAATGGATTCATCAAATATGATAATAAACCATGAAATGTGAAAACTATCTTACCTAAACTATCCTGTCTAAATACTATATTACCTATATCATGTTCGATATAAATTACAAAAATAAGTGTTAAAATTATGAATCCAATGAGTTCTACAATCATATACTAAGGCATAATGTTTTCGTCTTTATCTTCTTTTTCTTTATCCTCTCCTTTAACATCTTTAAAAATTTTATCATCTTCTTCATTCATATTATTTGTAAGCTGTTTCTTTATTCTATATACCAACATCAAAAGAGCTAAACCACCACCACCAATCACATATTTTACTAAATCCTTATCGACTCCCGTATGTTCTGAAAGTATTTCAGAATGATAATCACTACAGTCCTCTTCGCAACAACAAACACTCGTTCCATTACTGCAAACAGAACCATCTGTCCACGCACCAGATGATTCAGTAAAACATATATCTGAATCACATCCTGTATCACACGTTGTATCACAAGATGGGGGACCAACTATCTCAACTGATTTTAATTCGCACTCACTAATCATACTTTGACATAATTCAAAACAACTTTGACTCATTATTTATAAGAATACATTTTATTTTTCATTTATGATCCCATTATGATCCCATTATTCACCCGTAATATAAACTTTGGGTAATTTCTTAACATTTGACCATTCTATAAATGGACCTCTTACTCCCATAAATGTATCTTTTTTAAATTTCTGCCAAGGTTTATCTTTACCCAAAAGTTTGTAAACATTCTGCTCATCTTTAGCTGGTAAGACACCATTTTTTAAAGGATACCACATTCCTCTTTTATAATTTACATGAAGTTCAACATCATCACTTTCTTTCTTCTTACCAACTTTATAAGAAAGTCTTATTTTCATATCTCCTAAATATTCAAACGAAGCCTTTGAATGAATAAAGAACTTCTGAGGTTCAAATGCTTTATTCTTAGGAAACTTATCTAAGACATCCCAAACATTTCTGTCTAACATTAAGATATCTTTCTTTTCACCAATCTTCATCTTTTCAAAATCTTTTATCTTTAACCAATACTTTTTAGATCTCATATACCATTTCATAGTATTCAAACTTCCTACTAATCCTTTCTTTATAGTTTTCTCTTTTTTTAATTCTTTTTTAGTCTTAGGTTTCTTACAATAAAACTCTTCAGCCCATTTATCACTGAATCTATTCTTAGTTCGTTTAAACTTTTTAGATCCTTTAGGGATTTTGGTGAGTTTATCTTCAAATCCATCTTTATTCCAACCTTTAGCAACATGAATATATCCTTCTTTTTCAGAAGGTAATCCCATCACAAACTTTGTTAAAACACCTCCACTCTTCTGTTTTTCTTTTTTCTCATAGACTACAATATCTTTGATACAATCTTTTTGGTCTATTTTCATTATTAATATCATAGAATATTATAAAATTTATTAGATAAGTGACTTTTACGTTTTTTTAATAGATGATGAGAATTAGTTTAGATATTTTATGAGTTTTTTTCGTAAAATAATAATGTGATATTAGTATTATTAATGAAGATATTAGTAACTGGAGGTTCAGGAATGATCGGAGAAACTTTAAAAGATATTGTTAGATACAATAATCGCGATGAATGGATATTCTTATCTTCTAAAGATTGTGACCTCAGAATACGCGATGATGTTGACAAATTATTTGAAAGAATAAGACCGGAACAAGTGATTCATCTAGCCGCAAATGTAGGTGGATTATATAAAAATATGAACAATCCCATAGATATGTTTAGTGATAATATAAAGATAAATGAAAATGTTTTGGAAATGTCTAACAAATATAATGTAAAAAAAGGCATATTCTGTTTGTCAAGTTGTATTTTCCCCGAAAATCCTAGTAAGTTTCCAATGGATGAAAGTATGATGAATGAAAGTAATCCTCATCCAACAAATGAAGGTTACGCATACTCAAAAAGAATGATGGAACTACAATGTAGAAACTATAATAAATTATATAATAGGAAATATATATGTTTGATTCCAGTAAACTTATATGGACAATATGATAATTTTAATTTATCTGAATCACACGTTATCCCTGGAATTATGCATAGAATGTATAAGTCAAAAATTAATAAAGAACCATATGAGTTTTATGGAGATGGTTCCCCATTGAGACAATTCTTATATTCTTTTGATTTTGCGAAAATAATTATTAAGGTACTAAATGAATATGAAGATATTAAACCTATAATATGTTGTAATGATGAAATAACTATCAAAGAACTCAATGATAAACTAATGAATATTTTAGAATTAGATTCAGAAATTATAAATATTGAAAAAGAAAAAGGTTGTTTAAGAAAAACGGTCACAAATGAATATTTTAATTCATTATTTCCTAACTTCGAATATACAAGCTTGGATTTAGGATTAAAGATAACTTATGATTGGTTTGTAGAAAATTATGATACTTTAAGAAAATAAATTATTTACAATCATTCTCAGTCATTTCTTTGACAAGTTTTTCAAATGTGTATTCTCTTTTCCAATTTAATGCTTTTATAACTTTACTAGAATCTCCTAAAAGTTGATCAACTTCACAAGGTCTAAAATATTTTTCAGAAACTTTTATTAGAACTCTCCCTGTTGATAAATCATAACCTTCTTCATTTATGCCTTCACCTCTCCATTGTATATTGAACCCCTTCAAGGTAAATGCTATGTTTATAAAATCGCGAATTGAGTATGATTCATTAGTTGATAAAACATAATCCTCGGGATTTTCTGATTGTAAAATCATCCACATACCCTTTACAAAATCTTTGGTATGTCCCCAGTCTCTTTTAGAGTTCAAATTACCTAATTCTAAATATTCAAGTTCTCCTTTCAATATTTTACTTAATCCTTTAGTTATTTTACGTGTTACAAAATTTTCACCTCTTCTCGGGCTTTCATGGTTAAATAATATACCATTTGATGCGTGAATATTATATGATTCTCTATAATTTACTGTAATCCAATAACTATATAGTTTAGATACTGCGTAAGGTGATCTCGGATAAAAGGGTGTATTTTCTTTTTGTGGTATTTCTTGAACCAATCCATATAATTCAGAAGTTGATGCCTGATAAAATCTTATCAAATCTTTATATTTGCTAAACCGAATAATATCTAAAAGATATAATGTTCCCTTTCCATTTGTATCAATACAATATTCAGGATTGTCAAATGAGATCTTAACATCGCTCATTGCAGCTAAATTATAAACTTCAATTACATCAATATTTTCTTTATCTTTTATTGCTTCATTAAAAATATTTTGTAAACTACTCTTATCTGTCATATCACCATATACTAGATTTAATTTGTCTATTATATGTTCTATTCTGGAAACGTTATTTGTAGAACTCCTTCTTAATAAACCCCACACTTCATAATCGTTTGATAGTAATAGTTCTGATAAATAAGAACCATCTTGTCCGGTAATACCTGTAATTATAGCTATTTTCATATTATATTAATTAATAATCTATTAATTAATATTTTTAAACTTATATTCTCGTTGTTTTTTTATAACACCTGAAAAACTTGAATGATATGAACCCTTAAAATTATCAGAATTAATACACATATACATATCTATTATAGCATCTTTTAAAGATGTCCTCCTTAAAGATTCAGATTCCTCATGATATTTTATCTTTATTCTTTCATTATATTTCTTTTTAAAAATATCATATGTTTCTTTATTATCAGTTGCTATGTAAATATTTTTATCAAAATTATTTAAATAATCTATAAATTCTTCATCTTTTGTGTGCTTTCCGCGAGATGCTTTTAAATGATCTGTCCTCCTTATATGTACAGAAATATAATCATTTTCTAATATATTCATTCTCTTTTTTATTTCATCTTTTAAATATGGTTTTAAAATTAATTTTTCATATATATTACGATTATGATAAAAATCGGGATGAACATAACATCCTGAATAATCTATTTTATGGGGTTTTTGAATTGATTCTAATTCTTGGATAGATTTATAAAAATGTATATTGGGAATATCTTCAAAATAATCTAAAAAAAAACCATTACAAGCTTCAGTTACATTCCAAATAACATGTAGTTCAGTTTCAATAGATAATGCATAATAGTAGTAAGAAAATACAACGCGTAAATAATTACATAATCCTCCAGTAGGTTTTATAATCATTATTATTATATAATAATATTTTAATATATTATAATATTATATCATATTAAACTATATGGAATCAAAGATAATCGTATATAAGGGAACAGGAGGATTATTTCATAATTTATCGGGTGTAGTAAAGAGTATAGATATAGCAATAGAGAATAATTATTTCTTAATTATTGATATGAAAAAACACTCTGTTTTCGGTGGAACTTTTAGTGATTTTTTTGTAATTAATAATGAGACTCTAAGATATAGTGATAATTATGAAGATTATGAAGATTATGAAAAATGTAAAGTATTAAGCGATATTAAAGAAAAGGGCGCGCTTGCACTTGGATACAAAGCCCCAGGCTACAAACGTAAATATGATCTTAATTCAACTAAGATAAATATATTTTATGGTTATATTGAGGTTTCAGCAGAGAATAGATCTTTTAAACACATAAATGTTTGTGAACCAATATTTAATAGAATAAAAGATGAAAATAAAATTGATAAAAGATATTTATCTTTACATTTTAGAAATACAGACATAAAGAATGATAATAAGTTGTTCATTAAAAATATAAAAAAAGCTCTAAGTGACTTTAAAATTGATACAATTTATGTTGCTTCGGATGATTCTCAATTTTATATTCAGATATTTGAAGAGTTTAAGGATGTTAATATAATTCAAAAAACTTTCCCAAATAAAAATATATCAAACTTACATTATACACACCCTGACAAATATAAACAACAATATGAATGTTTACAGGATGTATATAATATCCTTAATTCAGAAGTATTTATACCATCAATAAACTCTTCTATGAGTAGAAGTATTATTCATATGATAAAAAATAATTATTCAATTTTTCCAGGATTGATTCCAAGAGCTAAGATTATAAAATCCCTTAACTAAGTTTAATTTATATAATTAATTAATAATTAATTATATAATTATTAATTATATATGTTATTGGGAATTATAGGAAATGGTTTTGTTGGTAGTGCTACACAGATACTTAAAAATGATAAAATAAATACTTGTGTTTATGATATTGATCCAAAAAAGTGTAATCCGATAGATACAACACTTGAAGATATAGTAAAATGTGATATTATTTTTATTTGTGTTCCAACGCCAATGGATCGTAACGGAGCATGTAATTTAAGTATTGTAGAAAATGTTATAAATGACCTTAAAAGTATATGTGATTTTAGTAAAAAATTAATTGTTTTGAGATCAACTGTGACACCCGGAACATCAGATAAACATGATACATACTTTATGCCCGAGTTTCTTACAGAAAGAAACTATGTAAATGATTTCATCAATAATAAAAATTGGATATTTGGATTGAAAGGAACAGAACAAGATATCTTATTTAAAGAAAAACTAGAAGAAATGATAAATATATCATATAAATCGGGAAATATTAAATATAACAAGATTACTTTTAGAACGAATAAAGAAGCTGAAATGATAAAACTTTTTAGAAATAATTTCTTATCTGTAAAAGTTTCATTTTGTAATGAAATATATGATTACTGTAAAATGAAAGAAATAGATTATGAAAAAGTTGTAGAAATTGCCGCAACAGACGATAGAATAGGATTGAGTCATACACTTGTCCCTGGACCAGATGGAAAAAGGGGATATGGTGGAACGTGCTTTCCTAAAGATATATCAAATACTCTATTTGATATGAAAGAAAATGGAATGAAATCATATATTTTAGAGAGCTCTTTTAATAGAAATAAAGAGCTAGACAGGGGAGAAGATTTATAAAAAAGAATATTTATCTTTTATAGAATCCCATAATTTAGCTATCTCTTCATCTTTTACGAGTTCAATAAACCTTTTATCGTCTTTATAAATACATTCATTAATATTTTTATATACTAGTTTTTGATTATCTTTATCAGTAAATGAACTCTTCTGATACTTTATATAATGATCTAATTTAATATCAAAATCTTTAATTTCAATACTATTAAGTATTCTTTTTCTATAATTTTCATTGATAGTAAACTCGTCATATAATACTTTTGTAGAAATAGAATCTTTCATAAATCTTTCAGCATATATCTTCCATAATTTTACTATTTCTAGTAATTTTTCTTCATTTTTGTTATATACACTCCAAACACTCGATAAATGACAATAGGGAGATCTTAATAGAATAAAAATATAACAATCATCTAATTTTCTAAACTTATCTAATTCAGTTTCATCTATTATTTTATTCTCTAAACTTATTACAACACACTCAGTATCTTTAAATCCAATATATTCATGATCATTTCTTTCTCTAGTTTTATCAATCATTTTATATTTACAATATTCAGTATATGATAAAAATACATCATTAAGATGAACATAATTTTTAAAACATTGTAGAATTGTAGATATAAAAAAGTGATTACCACTTCTTCTTAATCCATATAAAATTATAGTCTTCATAAAATACAATATATAATATTTTATTTTGTATCCACATAAGAAGATAAATACAAGTTATATAAGTTTTCATACTCTTCTACATTATTTGTTTTTTGTCTATTCCAAGGGTAAATACCATATTTAATATAGTGAATGAATCTTTTTAAAAGTGGAGATTCTATTTGTTTTAATTCACAGATTGTATTGTATGAACTAATAATTGTTGAACTCCTATCTCGTTTAGAGTTAGTTATATTATTTAGATTATCTCCATTATAATTTACAACATATATATCTTCAAAATGTAACTTTTCTGAATAATGTATAACTAAAACACCATAGTTCACATCATTCTGTATTTGTGTCTCTCCAAACCTTATTTTATTGTTCAATACTATACTAGACTTTGTAATATACCACCATGGATTCATACCAATACCAGGACTGATAATATTTTCTTTTGCTACTTCAAAACTATTCCATTTTTCTTTTTGAGAATAATTTATTTTATTATTCCTCTCCCATTTAAAATATAATGTATCATATTTTTTATCCATTATAATTTTTAGACATGTTAAAAAATTATCTATATACAAGAAATCATCGCAATCAAAAAAGTATAAATATTCACCTCTAATGAATGTATGATTTAGAATACGATTACGTGTTATACCAGCTCCTTGATTGATTCCATTATTCAAAACATATATATTTTCATACTTTTCTGATAATTTTACTAATTCATCATCTTTATTCTGTTTATCATTTATAAATATTATTTCTATATTTTTGTCTTTTAAGCTATCGCACAATGTATGCAAAAATGTATAATCTTCTAATTTATATACAGGTATACCAATTGTGAGATCCAACTGTTTTCCTTTATTCAAAGGATTTATTAATTTTAATAATTTTTTATCATTCATATTTTCATTATTTTCTGTTCTTTTATCACTATCAAAGAAAAGATAAATATCTTCTATATCATTATACTCTTGTTTAAGATAATTTATTGAGATACTTCTAAAAAATAATATATCATTATTATCTGTAGTTATCTGTACATCATGATAATGATCTAATTTTTCATTTTTTAGATTATAATACGTATTATTATAACTTAAACACACATTAGAATCTCTACAAGTTAAAGAAAAAAATCTTAATGTGTCTTTTATATTGACTATAAATTCATTTTCTTTTAAGAGTATACATATTTCATCATCATAACATACATCGAGTATAATTGATTTAGTTAATTCTCCTTCAATATTTTTTACTTTATTCTTCATTGATATTAGTATATCTGTATCATTGATAACAGACCATTCATCATCAGAACATAGTATATATATTCTGTAAAATACGTAATCCTGATAATCTACAGATTTTATAAATCTTTCTAAGTTTTCTATATTATTAAACTTATAGAAAAATACAAATGATTTGTTATTATCTTCAACTATCTTTGAAATATCATAATTACTTAGAGTATTTTCAATATCTTTCTTTTCATCATTTCTTAAAGAGTAATTATTCATAATTTTAGTATAATAATCTTTGAAATAAGCTGTTTCATTTAAATAGTATAAATTATTTAGATCCCATCTTCTTTCAATACTCATTTTCTCCACATCTCTAGAACCCATATTATCACTTTCATATACTTGCGGTATTATTAAGTCGGATTTAAAGGCTACATTTGTAAATTGAGGATTTTTCTTTAATATATATGATATAAACTTATCAATTAGATTGATATTTTCAATTTCCCCGTTAATTTCTTTATCTAAAGCTCTCAAGAATCTAGATGAATATATAATACCGTAGGCACCCCAATTAAGGTAATCCGGATAATTAGTTACATCAGCGACAAAATAATCATTATTAGATTCTTTTATATTATTTCCCCACGCTGATCTATTTACACCTAACCATACAACATCTGTATTGACTATAAGTTGTTTATATTTCTTTATTTTTGCATGAAAATCCTTATGAAATACTATATCATCTTCAAAAATGACAACATGTGAGTCTAATGAATACAATTTTGAGATAATATTTTTATAGGTTAGAAATATTCCATAGGCACCAATAGAGTTAAATGTATTATTAACTTTTTTAAATTCATTAAACTCCTCTTCAAAATGTTTACCAATTACCCCCGGTATACGCTTATAATTTATTCCCATATTTTTTAGTTTATAATCCATAAATAAGTGTCTATCTCTTCTAGTTTCCATATTTATTAAATATATATTTTCAAATAAATATTTATATTTTATAATTTCATCAAGTTTTACAATACCCAATTGACGGAGTTTTGGATTATTCTTAAAATCATAATTTTTATTAAAGTTGTTCAATCTATATATTTTTCCAGAGTTTATTATATTTGTATTTATTCTTCGTTGTTTAAAACCTAAATCAAAATAGTTTAAACTCCATTTATTCCACACACCTTTACTACCAATAGCATTTAGTAGTTCTGCTTTGTTCATGTAACCATAAGGAAGATTCTCATTAAATAACAAGGGGGCTGTAATTCTTATTCCAATTTGAGGTTCTCTAGTAGGTAACTTATCTGTTATATTCTTATCATAAACTATATCATTTGATAAAATATTACTTTCAGATAATCTTCTTTGTTCAACTACAATATATTCATATGTTTTGTTTTTCATATCATCTAATATTTTATTATAATCTGATTCTAAAAAGAAAGAATTACTATCTAAAGGAAATGTATATAAATATCCATTTTTTATACCATAATTGACACAATAATTTCTAGCATTATTTATATTTATAAGATATAACATTTTTTCTTTATTTTTAATATATGATTCTTTCATAAAATTTTTGGAGTTTATATCTATATGTTTTATCTCAGGGAGTTTATTGTATTCTTTTATTTTGAAAGGTATATCTATATATTTTTGATTGAACTTATTTAATAATTTTATTATTTCATTCTTTTTTTCTAAATCAAATATTCTGTTTAATAAATATATCTTATCTGTTTGAGGAAACTCTGCCTCATTCTCAAGTGTAAAAAGAAGATTTTTCATAGTTTGATTATTTCCATGTAAATCTGGAACATCATTTCCTAGAATTCTACAAATAAGAATAGTTTTCTTGAATATTCTTGATTTTGATTTTGATTTTTTGAGTTCTAAATCATTTTTTATATCTTGAACTATAGATTCTTGATATTTTCTTTTTTCATTTAGTGCTTTAGTAAGATCCTGTTTTATTTTTAAATCCTCTTTTTGATATTTTATCATTTCATCCTTTATCTTTCTTTCCTGTTCTTTTCTTACACTGTCCTTCCTTTCACGTTCTCTTCTCTCACGTTCCTCTTTTTCATGTTCTTTCCTTTCACGTTCTCTTCTTTCACTTTCTCTTCTTTCACGTTCCTTTCTTTCCTGTTCTTTTCTTACACGTTCCTTTCTTTCCTGTTCTTTTCTTACACGTTCCTTTCTTTCATGTTCTTTTCTTTCACGTTCCTTTCTTTCAGACTCTCTTTTATTATTCTTATATTCAATTAATTTATCTCTCTTATCTCTTCTTAATTTCATCCTTATTCTTCTTTCACGTTCCATCCTTTCATGTTTCTTTCTTTCGAGTTCCATTCTTTCACGTTCTTTTCTTTCACTTTCTTTTCTTTCGAGTTTTTTTCTTTCAAGTTTTTTTCTCTCACGTTCCCTCCTTTCAAGTTTTTTTCTCTCGCGTTCTTTTCTTTCACGTTCTATTCTTTTCATTTTTTCTTTCTCTAGCTCTTTGAGTTTTATTTCTTTTTCTATTCTGTTTTTTTCTAGTCTTGCTTTTTCTAGTCTTACCTTTTCTAGTCGCTCTTTTTCTTTTCTATCTTTTTCTAGTCTTATTTTGTCTAGTCTTATTTTTCTCTCTTTTTCTTTTCTCTTTTTTCCTAGGCTTGCTTTTTCTAGTCTTACTTTCTCTAGTCTTGCTTTTCCTAGTCTTGCTTTTTCTAGTCTTACTTTCTCTAGTCTTTCTTTTTCTTTTCTATCTTTTTCTAGTCTTACTTTCTCTAGTCTTGCTTTTTCTAGTCTATCCTTTTTTAGTCTTACTTTCTCTAGTCTTTCTTTTTCTTTTCTCTCTTTTTCTAGTCTAGATTTTTCTATTTTCGCTTTCTCTATTCTTTCCTTTTCTAGTCTTGATTTTTCTAATCTTAATTTGTTTAGTCTTTCCTTTTCTAATAGTCTTTCTTTTTCTTTTCTATCTTTTTCTAGTCTTACTTTCTCTAGTCTTGCTTTTTCTAGTCTATCCTTTTTTAGTCTTACTTTCTCTAGTCTTTCCTTTTCTAATAGTCTCTCTTTTTCTTTTCTCTCTTTTTCTATTTTCGCTTTCTCTATTCTTTCCTTTTCTAGTCTTGCTTTTTCTAATCTCAATTTGTTTAGTCTTTCCTTTTCTAATAGTCTCTCTTTTTCTTTTCTCTCTTTTTCTATTTTCGCTTTCTCTATTCTTTCCTTTTCTAGTCTTGCTTTTTCTAATCTTAATTTGTTTAGTCTTTCCTTTTCTAATAGTCTCTCTTTTTCTTTTCTCTCTTTTTCTTTTCTCTCTTTTTCTATTTTCGCTTTCTCTATTCTTTCCTTTTCTAGTCTTGCTTTTTCTAATCTCAATTTGTTTAGTCTTTCCTT